ACTGCATTGCCGGCCATCGGTTACCTCTTCGCCAGCGCCGCCGTCCATTGCTGGGCGATGGCGAACTGTTCCTGCCACGTCTGCGGCAGGGCGGGCTTTGGCTCCTCGCGTGAAACGAGAAGCTTTTCGATCTTTACGAAGTCCCTAGCCTTGGCCGGGGCATAGGCCGCAAGCCGGGCGTTTACCCATGCGGCGTTGATCAGTTCGTCATGTTCCATTGCCCGGCGCCGATTGGCCGCCTTGAAGTGGAACGCGAGTTGTCGAGGGGTGAGCGACCAGAATAGGTCTTCGGAGAAACCAACCGCAAGGAACGCGATCAGGAGGCCTTGCCAGTCCCAACCCCCTGACTGGCGGTCGGAGGGTTTGCGGAGGTCTCAGCCTCCGGGAACGAGGCCTGCACCGCAGTTCCGAGCGTGTCCACGATCTGCCCCAGCCCAACGACAGAGATGATGTCGCCGGCCTGTTCGAGCGTCGTGCCTTCGTGGTGACGCTGGAGCGCCGCCCACAGGATGGCTCGCATGTTCCCCACGCGAATGCGCCGCGGGTCGTTGAACCACTCGGCAATTTCGATGATGCCGACGTCCAGCAACTGCTCGAGCCTCACCAGCTCGTTGATGGACAGGGCGAGGATATAGGTCTCCTCGCCCGCCTTCAGTTCGGTTTCGCCCTTGAGGGGATTGGCCGCTATGGTCATGCGGCAATCACATCAGCGGTGGCGATGCTTTCGGCCGTGACCGCCGAGTGGGAGTTCGTGCCGGTGACAACCACCGTGATCGCATCGGCGATGTCGCCGACGATCGGTGTGTACGTCGAGGCCGTCGCGCCAACGATCGGCGTGCCGTCACCTTCCCACTGGTAGGTGAAGGTAGGTGCGCCGCTCCATTCGCCGGGCCACGCGGTCATGGTCTCGCCGACCTGAGCAATGCCGGAGATGGCCGGGAGCACGAGGTTCACAGGAGCCACTTCCGAGCCAACAGTCGTCGAGCCCGAGACCTTGAACGTCACGGTCGCCGTCATCTTGTCTTCGTTCGGAACGGCAGGCTCGTAGTTCATCAGCAAGCCGGTGAACGTCCACGTCGCGCCGTTGGGGAAAGTCACCCGGCAAAGCACCGAGAGGCGAGCCGCCTTGACCGCCCGGATCAGCACATCGGACGCGGAGCCCGGAACGAAGTTCATGTCGAAGGACGCTTCACCGGGATCGTTGAGACCGATGATGAATTCGCGGTCCCGGTTCGGCGACTGCATGTGTGTCGCGTCAACCATGTCGAAACTGTCGGAAGGCGGCGTGATGTTGAACACCTCGCCAATGTCGGTGTAGGCACCGCCGTCATTCGTGGAGACAGCAAACTTGCTGCCATAGCCAATCCGGGCTGTGGTCATTTCATGCTCCTAGCGTGAGAGTGTCAGGCCGCCACGGCCCATACGTTGAAGTCGAGACGCGCCCGGTGAACGAGATTGTCGGACCCGGTAAGCTCGTCACTGTCCTGGTCTTCTGAGGACAGCGAGATCAGTTGAAAGGTCGCGTCGCTGTACCCGTGCAGCAGGCTCACCAGCACGTCGCGGATCGCCCACATGGACGTGACGGAAAGCGCCTGCACGTCGATCTGCACAGTTGCCCCGGTGAGGCCGTCACTGCCCTGCATGGTGAGGCCGGGGGCACCGGCAACGCGGTAGAGAACAACAGCGGGCCGCGTGGTCTTCTGCGGCAGGTGGTTCCAGACGATCCGCTGCGCGACCAGTGCGGTGAGCGGCGTGTGGGCGATGAGCAAGGCCCGCAGTTCCTGTTCCATCAGCCTGCCGCCTTCGCTGCTTTCGCTGCCCGCCGCTTGGCGAGCCGTACCGCGGTCTTCTCAATCTCGGGGCCGAGTTCCGACGCCACAATCCGAATGGCGCCCTCGGCGTGTTGGCTGAACGCCGGCCGCATGAACGGTTGTGGCCCGTGGTTCACGGTGCCGAACTCTTGCAGCACGCCCGCCGGATCATCGGTCCCCATGTATCGGGTGATGAGCGCCCTATCCTGATCCTTCCGGGCCAGCTTCGCTTGTCGCGGCGTCAGCTTCCCCCCGACCGAGATGCGCGATTTCAGGTCGTTCGCGCCGGTCGCTGGATCATCTGGGGCCATGCTCCGCGCCGTCTCCGCCATCGGCTGCAGCGCCTTGTCGGCAACACGCCGCAGGACTGCCTTGCCGGCTGGCTTGCCGTATTCCTCAGCCAGTGCGCCGAGCGCCGCGTCGAGTTCGCGCAGCCCGTCAATGTGCATGGTGGTCTTCATCAGTCGGACCGCGCCGATGCGGTGATCTCGATGCCCTGCCGGAACCCGATTTCCTTGACGCCCCAGATGTCCCAGGTCTTGCTGTCAAAGGTGAGCCGGTCCTTGGCGTTCACCGTCGAGAGGCTCGACTTCCATGTCATGCGGAACCTAGTCGTGATCTCTGCCGAAACCTCCGCAGCCTTGATGCGCTCGCCGTCGCTCAGCGGGACTACCTCGGCAAATTCAGTGGCCAGCGTCGCCCACGTCTCCACGTTCTCGCCACTGCCCGCGTCCTGCGTGACCGTCGCGCGTTGGATCACGACGCGCCGGTTGTGCTTGCCCGCCTGCATCAGATGCCGACCCGGCGATATGGCGTGAGCAGCGCGTCCACCGCGATCGGCATGGTGGTCGCAATGGTGCCGGTAACCACAGCCTCGCGGTTGGCGTACCAGTGACCAACCATCAGGAGGATCGCGGCCTTGAGCGCAGCGGGCACAGCCGATGCCACGCCGTACCCCGCGGTGAATTCAATGAGGATCGCCTGCGTCTCCGCCAGATCGCTCGGGAAGGTGTAGCTGTCGTCGAACCGCACATAGCTGCCAAGCTCATCCGACTTCAGCGAGTAGTCGTCGCTCGACACCGTCGAGAGTTGGCCGTCTGCGTTTCGGACCTTGATGCTCGATACTCCTGCGGCGAGCAGCGGGAGGCGCATGCTCTTAGCCATGCCGTCGAAGTCCTGCCGCCAGGTCTGCGTGACGAGGCAGCGCCCCAGCACGCCCGCGTAGCCGTCGAGGTACGACACGGCGGCGTCGAGGTAGATCTGCAGCGTCCCGTCCTCGGTCGTGTAGGTTTCAGCGCCAGCAACCAGCCGAAGGTGCTGCTTCACTTCCTGAAGCGACACGGGCGTCGTCGCGGGCGGCGTGACGAGGACGGGCGCGTACACTACTTCCGGCCCTTTGCTTTCTTGACCGGCGCCGCGGTTTCGGTCGGAGCTTCGTCGTTGATGTCTTCGGCGCGACCGTCAGCGACATAGCCGCGGGCGATGTGACCGTGAAATTCCGGAGTGTCGCCGACGGCATAACCATCGAACGGCACGAGGATGCGAACTCGTTTCATCGTCAGTCCTCACGTTTCTGGAAGAGGCGGGCCCGAAGGCCCGCCATTGGGATTAGGCCGGCGGGTTCGCGGTCGGCTCACGCAGGGCGCGAAGCACCCATTCGGCCGTGACGAAGATATTGCCGGAGTCATTGCCGGTCGGGGTGATCGTGGCACGGACGTAACGCTTGATGCCCGTGTAGCCGATCTTGCGCAGCTCGTTGTCGTCGTCGAAAGCGAAGCCCGCGAGCGCCCCGGTGCCGTTGAGGTATTCATCCGCAACGGCGGAATAGTCCGAGTTGTTGTCGCTGTCCTCGATCAGAACGGCAAACGTCGCGTTGGCGTCGGTGTTGGCGCCGATGTTGATGGCGAGCATGCAGCCATCATAGCCGCGAAGATCGCAGGCGGTGGAAACGATGGCGGTGTTGTCGGTGCGGGCGGCCTGCGGCGAGATTGCGCGCTTCAGGTCCAGCCCATTGGCGATATCACGCATTGGAGCGTTCCTTCAGTGTGGGGGATGGGATGGAAAAGGGCGGCAGCCGAAGCCGCCGCCATGCCGCTTACGAAGTGTAGAACTTCATGAGCTTGATGGCCTCAAAGTTCACGAGGCCACCGCCGGTGCGCCAGGTCGTGTAGAACTTGACGTAGGGCTTGGCGGTGAACGGATCGCGCAGCACGCGAATGCCCTGACGATCCACGACCTGATAGGCTTCGTTGAGGTTGCCGAACGCCAGCGAGAAGCTCTGCGAAGCGATGGTGGGCATGTCTTCCATGCGCGCAACCGGATAGCCCATGATGGTCTCAGGCTGGCCGGCTAGGAACGAGGGCTGCCAGAGATAGTTGTTCTGGCCGTCCTTGAACTTGCGGATGGCAGTGATGGTCGAGCGCTTGGCGAACCACGCGGCGCCGGTAAGGTACTCGTTCTTGAGCAGCCCCATGAGGTCGTAGAGCTTATCGCCCTTGGCCGATGCAGCGAAGTCAGCATCGACGCCAGTGGCGACATAGCCGACATTGCCCCAAGTCACACCCGAACCGCTGTCCGTCGCCGGGGTATAGCCCAGCACGAAGCCACGAATCTTGTTCGCAGCGCCGGTCACGAATTCGGAGTTCTCGAAGCGAGCACGCTTGTTGGCGACCTTGTCGGCGAGCCACGCTTCAATGTCCACCGCGGCGTCGTCGAGCAGGTTCTGCGTCGCCTTCGGCTCGGTGTCCATGTTGAAGACGGGGATCGACCACTTGCCGACTTCCGGGGTATCGGTGTTGCCAGACGTCGAGTGCTCACCAGCATAGCCGGCGCCGGCCTCGTCCAGATCCTCGATGCCTTCCAGCTTGTCGGTCGTGATGGTCTGCACGTTCGCATACTGGCGAACGGGGCTGGACTCGTAGACCTTCTTGACGATGCGGCCCGTGATGTCGGGGGTGACGAAATAGCCGCCATCCGGGTCCGAACCGACCGACAGGGTCTTCACTTCGTCGGCAGTGAGCACGCGCTCGTTCTTGCGGAGGAAGCTGTTGAAGGCCGACTTATAGGAGTCGTAGCCAGCCGCGTCGAGCGGGGTGAACGCCTGCTTGCGGTCAGCGTGCGAGGCGCCCAGGACGAGGTTGAAGTCCTTGACTTCGAGCATGCGCTTGGCTTCGTCGACCGAGTTGGCCTTGATGCCTTCGCGGTTGATGCGAGCTTCGAGCGCTTCACGCTCCTTGCGCTCCGCCGCGACAGCAACGTCGAGCTTGTTCTTGGCCTCGACGACATCGTCGAGAGACTTCTCGATCTTGCTGAGCTTGTCGGTGACGATCGGATCGTCCTTGCCGAGCTTGGTCTTCATTTCGGTTTCGACGGTCGACTTGAAGGCGTCGAAAGCCTTCCCCTGCTGCTCGAGCAGGGTTTCCAGATTGTCGGACATGAGAGTCCCCTTATGCTTGGAGGGTTGCGATGTTCCGGCGGACAAGTGCCGCCAGTCGTTCCGCAGTCCCCTCATCGCGAGGGTCTGTTGCCGGCGCCCCGGCATCACGCCGGAGCCAGTCTTTGAGGCCGGAAATCGCCGTCGCGGCGTCCGTTCGCGAGAGACCCTTCGTCCGAAGGGTTGCCTCGATCTCGCGATAATCTTCGAGGGTCATGTCGGAGATCGACTTGACCGACGACACACGCGCCTTGCCATTGGCAGGGAACGTCACGACCGACACTTCCATCAGGTCGATCTTCTTGAGTGTGCGGCGCGGCTCGTCCGGCTTGGTGCCGAGCGAGAATTCCTTGGCGCGATAGCCGATCGACATGCCGTCGAGCGCGCCCTCTTTCATAGCGCCGTGGATGGTCTTGCCGCGCTCGGTGTCGAGGTTGATCAGCCGGCCCTTGACGTGCAGGCCGGTGTCGTCCTCGCTCATCGCTTCCCATATCCCGACGGGCAGCGCGTCCATGTCGGTCATCATCCAGCCGCCGTGCTGCACCAGCATCGGCGGGAGCTTCTTGGACTTGCTCCAGTCGCGCAGCGTTTCCTTGAACGCGCCCTTCTGGATAACGTCGCCATAGGCGTCGATGTTGCCGAACACGGCGCCATAGCCCTCGAATGTGCCAGGCGTTCCGGCGTCGGCAAACTTCACCTCGAACGGGGCATAGAAGGCTTCACGGTTGGATGTCATGTTTGACCTTCCCTTAACTTCAAGCGGCCATAAGCCAGAACTGCGTTTCGCGCAGATAGGACCGATGCGTTGTGCCTGCGACCTTGAGTGATGCGCTACCGCCAAGTGGAGCGGATATCCACGCCACCGCGCTCAACCTTGCTGTGCATCCGCTTCTGCTCACTATCGATGCAGACATCAGTGCCGGCGTTGGCGCCGGGGCGTGCCATGTTGGCCACAACATGGGGCCGCGGCGTCGTCTCTTGCCGCCGCCAGTTGCCGAAACAGTCTTGGCAGTTAGCGCGGCCGATATTGCGGATGCACCGCCGAGCGCTGCAGAAATCGCGCCGTCGGCAACATCGTCAGCCCCGCCGAAATAGCCGGCGCCGAAGAAACCAGACCCGAAATAGTCGCTATCGAACGGGCTACTAGCCATCAGGCGAGATCGTAGGTTATCGCGGTACGGTTTCCATTCGAGTCCACAGTCGCCACGATGCGGTCGGAGTCATCAGCAACCGCGTTGCGGATCGTGACCGTCGCGCCCTCGGCGCCGCTGATCTTGCCTGCAAGAGCCGCCGCGCAAAGCCGCAGGGTGTCGCGCACCGTCAGCCCGGTTTCGACCATCTGCTGGTCGAGAATTTCATCGGCGATGCTGCCTGCCGTGAGGCCGGCAGCGGCCGACACGTCAACCGTCGCTGTCATCTCGCCCGTCGCGTATGGCGTCGCGCTCAATGACGCGGTCCCTTGAAGCGCAGACACAGCCCACGCCAACGCCTCTATGGCCGACGATACGCTGCCAGAACTCGATAGGTTCGCGGCTGCAGCGAGCGCCGCCAGGATGTTGCTCGAGACCGTCGCTACGCCAGCAATGGTAGCAACGGCAGACACCACGAGCTGCCCGACCGAGGTGACCAGCGCTTCGCCAGACAGCGTTGCGAGACCGTTGACGCCCATCGCACCCGCACCAGTGAAGGCTGCGAGCGCTTCAATTTCGTTCCGGCTGGTCAATGCGCCGGGCTTCTGCGGCATGATCCAGGCGTATTGGTCGCGGTAGCCGTTGGGCACGCCAGCCAGTTCGGTTTCGATGCCTTCGCCTGCGGTCAGGTTGCGATTGGTCGACGTGAACTTGGCATGCAGCGCATAAGGATATGCGCTGTTGCTGATCGTAGCGCCGAAGATGCGAACGCCGCTGGAGAAATCGCGGTAGCCGTTTTGGAGCAGCACTCAGCCATACCCGTAGTCGAAATCGACCATGATCGTGCCTGCCGAGGTCGTCGCGCCGGTCTGGAAAAGGAGGAACTGAACGTTGGCCCCGTCCCGGATGCGCGGCAGCGACGGGAATGCGTTCAGGAAGTCTACCTTGGTATAGAGGCCGGTCGCCGGCACCGGGATCGTCCACAGTGGCTTTGCCAGCCCGATGACGACAGTGCCCGAGGCGTGAGCCGTGCCGGACCAGACAAGCGACACTATGTCGGAAACGCCTGTGTCACCCGTCGCAAGCGGGAGGAATGGGTTATACTTGTTGGCCGCCGTGCCGGTATTGAGCAACTGCCCCACGCCGAGCGAGGCGGTCGAGGTGAATGTCGTCGTCGCGCCTGCGTTGCCGCCCGTGTCGAGGTAGTTGATGACGCACGTTGGAGCGTTCGCGCCCAGTGCAGTATCGGCCGCCACAAACAGGCGCAGTCCTTCGCCGGCTGGATAGCGATGCCCGCCGCCGAGCGCCGTCATCGTCACAGTCTTTGTGCCGGTCATACTGACGTTCGTGCCCGAGAGGGGAACATAGCCCACCAGATCGATCGCCATAAGATACCAAGGCGCACCCGCCGCGGCGACGCACGCGGCGCCAGCCCCCAGAAAGTGCTTGGTATCCGCCGACACGTTGCCGCCGTGGTACGGAGCACCTTCAGACCAGGTGTCGTCGGTATCGACCCATGTCAGGTCAGATCCTGCAAAGGTCGCAGCCGCAGGCGAACCTGCATGGCCAGAGAGGAGGGTCCAATGCCCGGCCGTACCGGCAGATGCCAGCGTCTTGTTGTAAAAGACGTTGCCGTATTTGCCGTTGGTCGTGATCTCGTCAATCAGATCGTCGTGGCTAGTCCAGCCCATGCTTTAATTCCACGTTGTTTCGATGATGCCGGCGAGAAACGATGATGCCAGCGAGCCGCCGTGCCCACACGCGATGAGGTTCAGCACAGCGCCGTCAAAAATGCGTGCCGGTCGGTTGTTGATCATGGCCGCGAACTCATCGCAGGCCCCATAGCTTTCAAGGTTGCCCGAGGTCGTGCGCCTGGATTCCTGCGTCACATATGCCTGCAGCAGCGGTTGCACGATAACCAGCGCCATGAGGCCGCCGCCTGCTACCGTGAACGTCACGCTTTCGATTGACTTCACCGCCCGGTCGCCAGCCTGCAGCGAGCAGAACGGATGATACGACGTGGCCGCGCCAACACTTGTTGCCAGCACCTGCCCGCCGCCGCCTGC